CACCAACGAGGGCGCGGTCAATCGTGTACAGACGTGTGTTAGAAGGGCAGTCCTCGCCCGTCAGCCAGTGAATGTTTCCTGGTTGACGGGTGTAGGTAGATTGGGCACGCGCCCACCTGCTCTCCACTTCCTCACGCTGACGATGCATCGCGTCCAAAACACCACTGCCTGTGATGCTTCCCAAAGCCCCGAAGACTGACGAGTACAGCCTTGAAAGGCCTCGCCCATTATCGGAAAACCAATCAATGCGTGGACAAGGGCCGTCCGGGCACGCGCGGGGCAGCAGTAAAGCCATCCCGACGGTCATGCGCCCAATATCAGCACCAGCCACCATTGTCACGTGGGTCTTGTTAGCACTGCGGGAGTCCTCGGTCTGTAAGACCATGTCCTGCCGCACGCACCATTCGACCTCCAACATGAAATGGGAGAGTTTGACCTTGTACATCTCGAAGAAGGGGGTAAAGGCTGGTCCTTCCAGCCCGGCCAATCCCGGCATCATCCATCCTGTACCTAGGATGGAGAGCAGTTTGTGGCTCCCCCCATTCGCGACTATAAAGTCCGCCTTTTGTTTCATTTCAGTCAGTAAAGGCCCGAGCTCGCTCTCACCCATGATGTAGCTAAGAGCTTCATCTAAGGGAATTCGAAACGTGCCCGTATCCTTGTCCAACCGGCCAAATATTTTGAACTGGCGCTCGAGGTCCGGCATAGGCGAGAAGCGAGGGAATGTGTCCCCCACGACCACCTCCGGACCCGCGGGCAATTCTGCTTCCGAGGGGTCCTCTTCATCTGAGACAAGAGAAGGGACCGATGATTCGTCATGGCTTGACGGATCCTCGGTGTGAATAGTGAACGTGGAATTGGATTCAGGTGTTAGACCAGCGGAACTCTCGGAGTTCAACGAAATGGAAGCGTCGTCAGAGCTTGTCGACTCGTCATCCCAAGTCAACGGCTCATCATCTTCCACCCACCTTCGCCATTTGGGCAACAAGGTCAGCCCGGCATAGAGGCCTTTAAAGCCACCGCCAGAGCCTCCCCCTGGAGCCCTTTCCGCGCCACCGTGTTCACGCAGTAAACCAGCAGCCCAAGACTGGATCGCCACCTTGGCCGGTTTAGGCTTCGGAGAAATCTCGGCGTCAGTCTTCTTCACATTGGGGTCAAAGATAGTTTGCTTACCAATGGAGTGGCTAAATCGACAGCTATCGCCGCGTTCGCACCCTCCCTTGATGAAGTCTCTACACTCCCTATACCCCTGTGGCTTGCCCAACTCAGGATCCAGTCCGTCCTCGTGAGAGAACTTGCAGTCTGAGCCGAATCGGCACGTACCAAGAGAGAACTTGAAACATGGTCTCTGCTTGTCTTCGTATCTACGCGCCTCCTGCGCCCCAAATTCTGTCGGTTGGGCGTCATGGGCCTGCTTGGAGCGCGATCCTGCGCCCCTATTGACCTCAGCCGCCGCACTCCGGAAGCGGTCCGCGTGAGCAGGGAGATCGTCCGTTCCCGTGCACTCGCCC